TACTACCATTACTTTTTTATACTAGTAGTAGTAGTAGTATATAGAGATAGAGGAAGTAAAGGAGGGGTAAAAAGGTAGGGGGAGAGTAAAAAGTGGCGGTAGTTGCGGAGGTGCCGGTAAGATACTGAAATATATTAGGGTAATACCCTCCGCGACTTATTTTTCATTGTGGAAGTTGCGGGGATTTGTAAATTTAGTTTAATGTTGTTAAATTATGGTTAATTTTATCGGTCTAGAGGAACTTTACGCAAGCGGGGCTAAATTGAAGGACATAGCCGATCATTTCGGCGTGGGTTTAAGCTATCTCAGGAAGGAAATATCGAGGCGGGGGCTTCCTCCGCGCCGCGGAAAGAACAAACCCGATTCAAAAGCCGGACGGCCGCCGAAGCTCACCCCGGCTCTTGTGAAATTGGCGCGAAATCTTTCGCTATTGGGCTTGAACGACGAAGAGATATACACTACGCTTGAAATATCGAAGGCGACCTTCTACGAGTGGAAGCGCTCCAACTCGAAATTTTCAGACGCAATTGGCGAAGGTCGCGATCCAGCCGACGGTAAAATCGCCAGGGCGCTCTATAAAAGGGCGCTCGGCGGAACGCGCGTCACTGAAGAAAAGGCGATGGTCGTCGATGGTAAAATTCAGATCGTTAAAGTTCGAAAGACACTAGCCGCCGACGTTAGAGCCGCCGAAACTTGGCTCTCCCGCAGACAACCTAAGCGGTGGGGCAAGGTCGACACCTTGAATTTGAACGACAGGACGCTTCGAACCGAGATACCGGAGCAACCCCCCGTGAACGACGACGACGATTTTGAAAAACTTGTAGACGAACAAATTTCCAATGAGTAGAAACCCGCCCGCCTGCGTTTGGGCGCCGCAAAAAGGCCCGCAAACCATCTTGGTTCGCTGCCATGTCGCCGAGGATATTCTTTTCGGAGGCGCGAGGGGCGGCGGCAAAACGGACGGTGTGCTCGGGGATTGGGTCTATCATTTGTTGCGGTATGGCGAGTACGCCAACGGCCTTTTCGTCCGCCCGACTTACCCCGAGCTTTACGAGGCTATAGAGCGCTCCAGAAGCCTCTATCGTGATATAGGGGTTTGGTATGAGCAAAAAGCGATGTTCAGGTTCTATGGGGGAGGAACGTTACGGTTTAGGCATTTGAGAACGCTCAAGGACGCTGAAGCCCACCAGGGTGAAAATAACACATGGGTCAACATTGAGGAGGCCGGAAACTATCCCACGGCTGAAGTTCCGGACTTGCTTAGGGCTACGGTAAGAAGCGCGCATGGTGTGGTTGGCCGTTTTTTAATGACGGCTAACCCTGGGGGCGTCGGCCATAACTGGCTTAAAGCGCGTTACATCGACCCGGCCCCACCATTGAAACCGTTCGACGCACCGTTGGAGGTCGAAGGATTCGAAAATGAAACGGTGCGTCGAATTTTCATTCCCGCGCGACTTAAAGATAATTTGATTCTACAGCGAAATGATCCTAATTACTGGAAAAACGTGGCGTTGGCCGCGGGCGGCAAGAAATGGTTGTTGGACGCATGGCTCAACGGCGATTGGGACGTCGTCGCGGGGGGTATGTTCGACGACGTTTGGAGCCGGGATAAGCACGTCATAGAGCCGTTTAAAATTCCGTCGTCCTGGAGAATTCACCGCGCGTTCGATTGGGGATCGTCTAAACCGTACTCCGTCGGTTGGTGGGCGATTTCGGACGGCACGGACGCCGCCGGGCGATCTTTCGCGCCCGGAACCTATTTCAGGATTGCCGAACTTTACGGATGGGACGGCAAAACGCCGAATAAGGGAACGAACGCCTCGGATATGGAGATCGCCAAACGGATTAGGGATTTTGAGAAACTAGCCGGCTGGAAAGTTCTCCCAGGCCCGGCGGACTCTTCGATTTTCGACAAGCTGAACCGGGGTTCCGCGATATCCGACATTTACCGGCCGTTCAACATCATTTGGAAAAAAGCGAACAAATCGCCGGGCTCAAGAATCGCGGGTTGGAGAAAGCTCCATGATCTATTTTCCGCATCCTTAGCATTTCCTATGGAAAATCCCGGCATATTCATTTTCAACACATGCACCCAATTTATAAGAACCGTTCCGGCGTTGCCGAGGGATAAAGCCAATCCCGACGACGTCGACACGAAAGCCGAGGATCACGTCGGGGATGAAACCCGCTACATGATCACATTCAAAGATAGTAGATTGAACAAAGTTCCAATTGGAGGGATTTAAAACTATGAAAATCAACGCTACGCACCCGGAATACGACAAAGCCGCGCCCTTGTGGAAAAAGTGCCGCGACTGCATTGAGGGCGAGGAGGCCGTAAAAGCGGCCAAAAGTTTGTATTTAAAACCATTGCCGGGCGATCCAGGTCGGTATGCGGCATATTTGGATCGCGCTATGTTTTTTAACGCCGTAGGTAGAACCTCCGCGGCTCTCCAGGGTTTTTTATTCCGCAAGCCGGCCCAAATGTCGCCCGATAGAGATTCCGTCGGCGGTTTTAGCTCCCAGGGAACAACTTCCGATTTTGTTAGAAAAATCACCATGGAGCTGATTTCCGTAGGCCGCGCCGGGGTTTTAGTTGACGCCCCGGTGGACGGAGGCGACCCAGTTTTATCTCTGTATTTCACGGAGGATATAATCAATTGGCGGACGGATTCGGATGGAAATCCTGTTTTGGTCGTTTTGCGGGAATGCCGGCTGACGCCGAAGCCCAACGACGTTTTCGTCGTCGAAGAGAGAGTTTTCTATAGAGTTTTGCGGTTGGAGAACGGCGGGTACGTTCAAGAACTCTATCTGCACGACAAGGATGAATTCATCTTGCAGTCCGTGACGGCTCCAGTCCGAAACGGTTCGAATCTAGATCACATCCCGTTCGTCTGCATTAACGCAGTCGGCGGCGTCGGGTTTCACGTCGTTAAACCGCCGCTGCTCGATTTAGTCAACGTTAATCTATCGCACTATAAAAGCTCCGCCGACTTGGAGAACGGGCGGCATTTCGTCGGGTTCCCTACTCCCTGGGCGGCGGGATTCGACCTCTCGGAGGGCGAATCGCTGGAAATCGGCGCCGTGGCGTGGGTAACGGACAATGAAAACGCTAAAGCTGGATTTCTGGAGTTTACAGGCCAGGGCTTGGGGGCGTTGGAAAACGCTCTAAGCGAAAAGGAAAAAATGATGGCGGTTTTAGGAGCCAGGCTGCTTGAAGGCCAAAAGAAGGCAGCGGAAGCGGCAGATACCTACCGTTTGCGCTACGCCGGCGAGCAGTCCGTTTTGTCCGAAATAGCTAGAAGCGGCGATGAAGGCGTAAGCCGGGCTTTTCAAATTTGCGCGGAGTGGAGGCTCCGGCCGGATTGGGAGAGCTACGGCCTTGAGCTTAACAGAGACTACGCCGCCACCGTAGCCGATCCGCAGCTTGTGGCGACTATGTTCGCGGCTCTCCAGGGCGGCGGCGTTAGCTACAATACTTGGTTCGAGAATTTGAAAGCTTGGGAGCTTGTGCCTGAAAGCAGAACGCTCGACGACGAACTCGCGCTAATCGAAGCGCGGCGCGGCGACGAATTTGGGGCTTGACAGAATTTACAGTTTTTTGAAACTATAAAACCTGTTTAATATTTGCGGAGTTGGTATGGGAGGAATTTTTGAAGTTTTTCCTTACCCCAATCTGCCTACCGACTTCGCGCCCGAACCTATGCAGAATCAAACTTTACGAATGATTAAACCGTTTCTACAAGCCCGATACGGGGCGCTTTATCGCGGCGGCAGCGAAGAGGTTTTGAAGAACTTTCCGCCATCTTTCTTTACGTCGATAGTCACTGACCCGCCATATGGGTTGAAGTTCATGAATAAAGCCTGGGACTACTCGGTTCCTAGCGTCGGTTTTTGGAGAGAGGCTTTGAGGGTTTTAAGACCCGGAGCGCACGCTCTGATTTTCGCCGGGAGCCGGACGCAGCATCGAATGGCCGTCAACGTAGAGGACGCCGGGTTTCAGCTCAAAGATACTTTGGTGTGGCTGTATGGTTCGGGATTCCCTAAAGCGACGGATGTGAGTAAGCAGATTGATAAACAGGACGCTGCGGAAGAGCGAATGCGCCGGAGCTATCGATTTACAAAATGGTTTGTTGAAAATTGTGCATTATCTAAGGCCACGATTGATCAAATTTGCGGTACATCCGATATGGCGAGACACTGGACGGATATTCCGCCGAACGGGAAACAACCTGCTATACCGACGCAAGAATATTTCAATTTGTTAAAACCGTTCATTTTATGCGACATTCCTGAATGGGTGGAGGGTTTAGTAAATGAAAGAACTGTAGAGAGTGAAAATTTTAAAAAACGCGAAGTGGTGGCGCAAACTAAAAATGGGGCCGGGATAGGTAAAGGCGCATGCCCGATTATTTCAGGAGCCGACCGTCTACTCGATATAACCAAACCCGCAACGCCCGAAGCGGAAGTCTGGGACGGATGGAAGACCCACCTTAAACCGGCCTACGAGCCGATAATCCTAGCCATGAAAGCCAACGCCGGAAGCTACGCCAAAAACGCCCTTGAGCATGGCGTGGCGGGGATGAATATTGATGGTTGCAGGATAGTGACGGAAGATAATCTGAGAGGCGGCCAGTATTCTGGAAGTAGCCGACAAGATGCCAATTGCTACGGCAAACATACAAATTTAAACCCTGATGATTACAGACAGCCACTAGGCCGCTTTCCAGCGAATATCATTCTCGACGAGGTAGCGGCGGAAATGCTGGACGCTCAGAGCGGGTTTAGTAGGAGCCGTGCTAATATTAGAGAAAATAATCCGCATAAAAGCGGGAGTATGGTGGGCGCGATGGGCGGTAAATCTACTAGCGGGCACCAAGACTCCGGCGGAGCTTCGCGTTTCTTCTACGTCGCCAAAGCTTCACGTTCCGAGCGCAATATTGGATGCGGGAAGATACCGGAAGCCGCCATGACTAACGCCGATAAAATTGGTGGTCTGCAATCCAATTTTAAAACTGGAAGCGGCAACGAAAGAAACCCGTTGCTAAGGAACAACCATCCGACCGTGAAGCCTCTGAAGTTGATGGAACATCTTTGCCGTTTGGTGAGCTATCCCCGCGGAACTATAATTCTCGATCCGTTTGCCGGAAGCGGGACGACCGCGATAGCTTGCGAGCGGCTCGGGCTGAATTGGGTCGCCATCGAACGCGACCCGCATAATTGCGAAATAGCCGCCGCTAGAATATCGGCGGCTAGGGAGTTTAAAACATAATGGCCAACATCGCCGATGCGTTAGAAGACAAATATATTTCCAGAGCGGCCGACCTGGAGCGGCTCAAAGAGAGCGTCCGTCAACGGTCGCTCGGGTATCTCCGGGAGCTTCAAACTGAACTTGAACGGCAAATCCGGGATATATCGCCGACCGAACCCGCCGCTCCGAGTTGGCGTCGGAGACGGCTGGAAAAACTTCTCGCATATGTGAAAGTCACAATACGCGAAGCTTATTCCGCCGCCCGGAGCGCCGCGAACAGAGAGATTAGGCCGTTAGTTCGGGAGCAAGCCGGATTTACGGTTTCGACTCTGAACAGCGCGCTCGGCGTCGATATCGCCTCCGTTACGTTGACGCCGGAGCGGATTTCCGCTTTGATGTCCGATACGTTGATCGAGGGCGCCCCGTCCGGCGATTGGTGGAGCCGCCAAGAATCGAATCTACTTAGAAAGTTCGAGGATCAAATAAGGCAGGGCGTTTTGCAGGGAGAAACGAACGCCCAATTGGTTCAGCGGGTTCGCGGAACGGCCACCGGAAAACGGGAGGTCTACTGGCTGAACGGCAAGCGCAAAGTCTATGTCGAGTTTGCCGGCGGCATCATGGAGACCGGAACGCGGCAGGCCGAAGCTCTCGTGAGATCGAGCGTTCAGGCGGTTTCAAACGAGGCGAACCTTGAGACTCTCCGGCAAAACTCCGATATCGTTCAGGGCGTTCAGGCGGTCGTTACTCTTGATCTTAGAACGACTACGATTTGCATTGGCCGTTCCTCCGCCGTTTGGGATTTGGAAACCGGGAAGCCTATTTCCGGAACGACGGAAAGCTTTCCAGGGGCGCCGCCTTGGCACTGGAATTGCCGGACTTTCCTGATTCCATATTTGAAAAGTTGGGAGAGTTTGAGACGGAAACAGCTTCCGCCCGGCAAACATAATAAGATTCTGGAGATCGAGCCGACCACCCGCGCGAGCATGGACGGCCAAGTAGCGGCAGGCACTTCCTACGAAGCGTGGCTGCGGTCGAAGCCCAAGAGCGTCCAGCTTGAAAAGCTCGGGCCGACGAAGTACGAGTTGTGGCAAGAGAATAAAATTACATTCACAGATTTAGTAAACCAACGCGGCCGCCCTTTGACGGTCGCCGAATTGCAGGAGAAATATGCATAGGAGATTAAAAAATTATGGCACTTAAAGTTTTTATTAAAAGTCTGAACGATGTTGATGAGACGCTACGCGGCTACTATACCGCGAGCGAGGGTGGTTTTGTGTTGGATACCGACGACGGCGAATATAAGAACAAAATCAACGAATTTAGAACCAACAACATTGAACTTAAGCAAAAACTTGAAGGTTTCGCGGGCATCGACGCCGATCGCTACAAGCAGTTGCAGACCGAAGCCGACGAGCTGCGGACGAAGCTTGCGGAAGCTCAGAAAAACGGCGGAAACGAGGACGTCGAAAAGCTCCGTACCGAGTATGAAGATCGCCTGAAGCAGGCGCTCGACGCGAAAGAAAACGCCGAGAAGCAGACCGGGACGTACAAAGGGAAATTGAACGACTTGCTCATCAACGATACGATAGCCAAGGCGGTTAGCAACGTCGGGAAAGTTCAAAAAGGCGCGCTTACCGACATTCTCCACAGAGCGCGAAGCATTTGGGAAGTCAACGAAAACGGCGTTCCAGTAGCTATGAAGGACGGAGCCGCGATTTACGGCTCGGACGGAAAACTCCCTCTAACAGCGGAAGAGTACGCCCAAAGCCTATACGAGGAGGCGCCGTACCTGTTCGAGGGCAATTCCGGCGGCGGTGCGGGCGGTTCGGGCGGTTCGGGCGGTTCGGGCGGCGCGGTTAAGACTATCACGCGCGCGGAATATCAGACCGGAAAATATATCGACGCCGTAGCCAAGGGCGAAATTGCGGTAGTTGACTAACTGTCGGTTTTTTGAAATACTAACCCCACACATAGTAAAATCCGTTTAGCGGGGCCGAACGGTGCTTTTTTTTATTTCGATTAAAGGCCGGGGGCCTCACTATTTTTTTTCAGGTTTTTATTATGGCTAACACACTCGACAATGTTATCCCTCAGATTCTAGCGCAGGCCATGCTTGTGCTTCGCGGCGCGGTAGTTATGCCGGGCCTCGTTTCCACCGAATATCAATCCGACGCGGCTAAGAAAGGCGCGTCCATCGACATCCCCAAAGACCCGATTATCGCAACCCGCGATGTAGTGCCGGGGCCGAATCAACTCGCCGCCGGCGCAATCAACCCGGGAGTCGTTCAAATCGTTTTGGATTTTTGGAAAGAGGCTCCTTTCCAGATGACCGACAACGACATTATGAAGGCGCAAAATGGAACGCTGCCATCCACGGCTCGATCCGCCGTCGCTTCTCTCGCCGCCGACGTCAACGCCTATCTTTTCGAGCAGTATAAAGCGGTATACGGTTTCGTAGGTACCCCGACGACTACCCCCTTCGGAGGTTCCACGCCGACTACCAGCGACGCTACTCAATGCCGGAAGCTGCTAAATATCCAGCTTGCGCCGCTGATGGCGCGTCGAATGGTGCTCGACCCCGAAGCCGCGGCCAACGCTCTCGACCTCGGAGCCTTCCAAGACGCCAGTAAATCCGCCGACGCGATGGTAATTTCCGATGCGGTCATCGGAAGAAAATTAGGTTTCGACTGGTACGAAGACCAGCAAACTCCGACCCATACCGCCGGAACCATCGCCTCCGCGTTGATCGCCAAGGCCGCCACCGCCCAAGCGGTAGGAACTACCGACATAGTTTGCACCTCCGACGACGACATCGATTTGCTTGAGGGCGACATCATAACGTTCGCAGGACAAAATCAAACCTATGTAGTTACAGCCGATGCCGCTAGAACCGGGGCGGGAGATATAACCGTTCCTGTTCAACCAGGCCTTAAAGTCGCCCTGGCGGGCTCCGAAGCCGTGACGCTCAAAGCGAGTCACACCGTCAATCTGGCGTTTCAAGAGGGTGCTTTCGCTTTCGCAAGTAGGCCACTTGCCGACGCTACTCCCCCGGGAGCCGACAGCGCCGCGATAATCGAAAGCGTGACCGACCCTTTGAGTGGGCTAAGTCTCCGACTTGAAATCATCAGGCAGCACAAGCAGTGGGAATGGTCTTTCGACTTGCTTGGCGGAGCCGCATGCATCGATCCGGCTAAAGCCGTTAGACTAGCCGGTTAAAGAAATTTTAGGAAAGGCGGGGCCGGAGATGATGGCCTCGTTTTTTTTTTAATTCCCTAAAATAAATTTAAAATGACTCAAAAAGTTGAAACCGTCGAAATTAAACACGAAACCCTCGGTAAGATCATAATCGGTAAATTGGACTACGACCCGAAAAAGCACGAAATGTGGGCGGAGATTGAGAAGCCCGAAGGTTCAGCCGCATTGACGGAAGCGGGATTCCGGGAACTTTCATACGCCGACCAGAAATCGTTTGCCGGGCTTTACGGCATCACCGGCAACGGCGAGAATGCTCTGGTTGAAAAGCTTAAAGAGAAAGGCATCTTGTAATGGCCCTCATCGTAACTCCGGGGGCGGACAACGCCAACAGCTACGCCACTTTAGCCGAAGCCGACCAGTATCATGACGAACGGCTCCATAACTCCGCATGGACTGGAGCGGGCGATCCGACCAAAGAGGCCGCGCTCATTTGGGGCGCCAGGACGCTCGACGCTAATTTCCGTTGGAAAGGCCGCAAAGCTACGGACACTCAATCGATGCAATGGCCGCGTTTTGGAGTCTACGACTATAACGACTACTTGATCGCGTCCGACGAAATACCGGTCGCTGTAAAATACGCTCAATCCGAACTTGCTTTTTTACTTATCGAAGGCGACAGGACAATCGCCGCCGACCCGACGCCCGACGCGGTGCGGGAAGTGAAGCTCGGCTCCATTACGCTGAAATTCGACTCTGAGAAAATGCAAGCCGCGCTAGCTTCAAGCGTTGTGGTTTTAGTGCAGGATTTAGGGAGTTTCGTAGGCGCTGGAAAGCCCGGAGGCGGAGCGGTTTTGAGGTTAGTTAGAGCATGATCGATATTCGCGGAATTACGGCCAATAGCGTAGATACGCTTTTTAGAATATTGCAGCAGCTTGTAACGCCGGGAGAGCTTCTGGAACTGGCCAAAGTTTATGATCCGGCTACAGGCGGTTATACCGATTCCAAAGTTACGCACAGTATTTCGGAAATTATAAGGTACGACTACGAAAGTTCTCAGATTGATAACGACGTTATCAGAAAATTCGATCAACAAGCGGTTTTTAGAACTTCCGAAATACTGTTCGATCTTACAACCGAAATGAAACTAGTGATAGACGGCGCGGAATGGGATATTGTCAATTTTGAACGCGACCCATCGGAAACCGTTTATTTTCTACAGATAAGGAGACCATAGTGGAGAGTAGCAATTTAGAACCGACGTTGTTGCTACCCGATGGAACGGAGCGCCCTTTCAAAATGGAGGGTGTCCCTTTTGAGGTAGGGGAGGACGGCCGTATCAACATTTTGACGGGCGTACAGTTCGAAGAGAACCAGATTGGTGCTAAAAAATTAAATAGGAGACCTTAAGCGATGGCAGACACACCGACCGAATTTAAAACTTTAGACGATAGCTATCAGGAGATTATAGAGGGGGCTTGCGCTATCACTGTCGAGGAGGGACGCGCCGTCGAAACTGTTTTCGACAGCTCCGCTCCCACCTCGACTCGGAGAGGACATACGACTAACGTCGGCCCGTATACGGACGCGGTGATCTCCTACGGCGGCGGTCTGAAAGTCTACATGCGACGCCACCCGAAATATAAAGCTCAAGATATAAAAACGACGATAGCCGTGACGGGGGTTTAGTATGGGTTTAATTTTTCCGCCCACCGGGGGCGCTTCGCAGTTAATCTCCGTGATCGAGAAAACCGCGTCGGCCATAATCTCGGCGTCCGACCTTTACTCGACTGTCGAGTTTCAAAATGGGGCTAACGACTGGACATATGGAGTTCCGCTAGACGCAAGCGGAGACATACCCGTCGGGGCGTCTTTGGCGGTCTCTAAGACCGGGAGCGGCGAGCTGCTCATTCAAGCCGCCGTCGGTGTTACTATGCGCGGCCCTTCCGGGAATACAAACTATAAACTCGTAGGAGCCGACGGCAATTTCGCGTTTTTGCAGAAAACCGGCGCTAACGAATGGCTTGTCAGCGGCGCCGTTGTGGGAGTGTAGCATGGGCCCTCAATTTTCAGCGCGTAGAGCGAATGAAAGATTCGATTTGCTCAATTTAGGTATGGCGGTACTGCTCGACATCTCCCGTCCAAACGGCGCGACTGTCGATGCGTCCGACAATATCACAAATATCGCGGACTTAACTGGAAACGGCGTCGACTACTATCAAACCGCCGATTTAAATCGTAGCTGGACGTACCAATTCGACGCCGAAGTTGGTAAATATATCGGTTTCGCCGGAGGCCAGAAGGGAGGACAGGATACCTCGTTTTATCTAACCTCTGCGGACTACATCACCACGACCTCGGACACTTGGTTTTTCGTGATACGAGACGATCCCGACGGGTGGCCCGAATCGACATTGCTTGCCCAGCGCAGCAGCGGCGCGGGCGTTCCGCTACTAGTGGTGAAAGCCGATAACGACGCCTCCCAAGACATATTTTTTGTCAGAGACGCTAACGGGGCTTCGCTGAATGCGAGTGCAACCTTGTTCGGCGGATGGGCGATACTCGTTTGCAGGAGAGCGCCAGGCGCCGTAAAAATGTGGTACGGCGGCGCTGCGGTCTCGCAGTCAGGAACTTACGCGCCTACGGTTTATCCGCCGGAGGGGGCAACCGATTTCTACAATCCGGTAATCGGCGCGCAGCAAAACGGCGTAGGCGGCCTCCAAGGCAGCGTGTTTTTTAGCGGAAAGTTCGGACTTATGGCGAAATTCAATAGCGCGCTGTCGGACGGAGTGATCCAGGCCATACTCTATAATTTGCGGGTAGAGTGGAAAATTAAGAATTTTTAATGCTATGGCGAAGCTGAAAGGTTTTAAGCGATCGCTGAAAGAATTTGCCGAATCTATAGACGTCAAGGTTGAAACCGTAGTTAGAAAAATATCTTTGCAGGCGTTTAACGGCATTGTCTTAAAAACGCCGGTCGACACTGGACGGGCGAGGGCTTCATGGGTAATTGGAATTAACCGCCCGCTTGACAGCCCCAACTTTCCTGAAGATCGAGAAATGTCGGCGGCGGAAGCTCAGACAATCGCAAATAGGCAACTGGCGACGCTCGGACGACTGAAACCTTACGAGACGGTTTTTATTTCAAATAGCTTGCCGTATATCGAAACTTTAGAAGACGGGAGCAGTAAACAGGCGCCATCCGGCATGGTCGCCGTTACGATTGCGGAAATAGAGCGAGGCATCAATGACTTTTGACGAATTTAGAGCGTATGTAGAGGCGCGAATGGCGTCCGAATGGTCGACCACGCCGATTTCTTTCGAGAACGTGACGGATTCGGCGGCGTTGAAGGCTGCTAAAGATTCAAAGTCTCCATGGGTTCGTTTCGTAATCCGGGAGGGCGACGGGGCTCTCGATACTATCGGGTCGGATTCGCGGTTGGAACGTCATGCAGGGATCATATTTGTTTCAATTTTCGTAGCCCAGGGAGACGGAACGGAGACGGCCAGGAGCTACGCCAAGGACATCGCCGCTATTTTTCGCGGCTATTTCGCGGAGCCGTGCGTTCATTTTCGAACGCCATATGTGAATGTGGTGGGTGCCGCGGACGGCTGGTTTCAACTAAATTTATTAATCCCCTTTGAGAATAACGAATATTATAGCTAAGAGGTAGAAAATGAGTTGCGGAGCGCAAGGAAGTAGAGCGGAAGTAAGATATATCGAGGAGGTTACCCCGGGAACGCCGCCGCCCACCGGCGATATGCAGAAACTTAGAGTAACCGGACTTGGGGGAGGCGTCGACAAAAGCACTGAAACACCGGGAGAAATCCGACCAGACAGACAAGTCGTGGACGAAGTGATGCTGAAGAAAGAGCCAAACATCACAATAAACGGACGTATGTCCTACGATACTTGGGACGATTTTTTCAGCGCGGCTTTTTTCGCCGACTGGATCGTGACTGACTACGACTCTTCTACAAACACGGTGGATGCCGAAGAGGACACCGGGGTTTACACTTACACTTTTCCGGTCGGGCATGGAATAAATTTCGTTCCCGGCGGAAAATACCTGATCGCGGGTTTCACCAACGCCGCCAACAACGGCGTTAAGACCGTCGTTAGCGTAGTCGGAGACGTCGTAACGGTCGAGGAGGCGCTGGTCGATGAACTGGCGGTAACGGACATAACCGTTAAGTCCGAAGTTCTGGCGAACGGCGTTACTCAAAAATCGTTCACTATCGAAGACGAATTCACGGACGTCAATAAGACCCGGACGCGAACCGGGCTAGTTGTGGGCGATATGACGCTTACTCTCGCAAGCGAGGCTATAGCCGATATAGTTTTTAATTTCATCGGCATGAACGTCACTGTTCAAGATAATAGCGTCGTCACTGGAACCCCGATAGAGCCGAACACGAATCCGGTCATGAATTCCGGCGATAACGTCGCGGATATTATCGAGGGTGGGGTTCTTCAAGGTTTGGTCGGGGGCGAGCTGTCTCTCGTAATCACGAACAACGTTCGTGGAAACAACGCGGTTGGAAGTACGGAGAATATTTGCGTGGCAAATGGCGATTGCGACGTCACCGGAAGTTTGAATGTTTACTTCACGGACTGGACAAGGTATCAGAAGTTTCTGGACAATAGCAGTTCAAGCCTGCGGTTCAAACTGGACGCCCCTGGGCTCGGAGCGTACCACTTCAACATCCCGTTCATTAAGTTCTCGGACGACGAGGTCAACGCCGGCGGCCCGAATACGGATGTCCTGGCGAACGGGAGCTACAGAGGTTTGCTTGATCCGGTAACGGCTAAAACCGTCGTCTTGACGAAAATAGACGCATAGGGTCGAGCGCGCCGATATCTAGTTTTTATTAATGATAAAAAGTAGTAAGAGTTTTTTTTCAGGCATCTATTTTGTCGGCGCGCTTGTTTAATTTTTGTAAAAAAATACACAGGAGAAGTTTATGAAAAAGTTCGATCTCAGCAGCATAGCGATTAACGAAGAGCTGGAAGTCGCAGGAGTTTGGCACGACGTAGGCGACGGCTTGAGGCTCAAAATAGCGAGGGCGAACAACCCCCGATACGTCAGGCTTTTCAATGAGCTCGTAGCGCCGTACAGGCGGATGATTCAGGCGGGAACATTACCGGACGACAAGCAGGCGGCCTTGACGGCGGAGGCCGTTTCAAAAACTATTTTGCTGGATTGGGAGGGTATGCATATCGACGGCGTAGCAACCCCGTACAGTCAGCCGCTCGCTAAACAAATCCTCGAACAACCTCGCTACACGTCGTTTTTCACTCTTGTGATGACTCTCGCCCAGGATGAAGCCGCATACCGTGAAAGGGAGATACAGATCGACTTGGGGGAGCGGAGAGCTACTTCAAATGGAGGCTTGAGTGGGGGGGACATGAACGAACCCTACGGAATGCCCAGCGAAGATTCGGCGTAGCGCCGCAGGCTCTCCAAAACAAGCCGCCGGAAACTAAAGCGGCGACCTACTATACGGAGCTATTCGAATTGGCGTTCAACGGACGTTCCGCGCCGCCTTCGGATGTTGTACTCCTGTGCGGCGTCCGGGGCGACGCGGATATCGAAAAAGCGATTTTAATCGTTAAGCGCCTGGAGCAACTATTTTTAGCGAACGAGCGAGACAAACTGAAGAGGAAAACCAATGACGGACGCGAGACTTGACGTTGTAATTGATCCTAAAGGCGCGAAAATAGGAGGTCTGGAAGCTAAACGCGCAATCGACGGAGTCGGCAAGTCCGCGACCGGCGCGACCGGCGCGCTCAACACCTTTCAAAAATCCCTACTCATTACCACGGCGGCGGGAGTTTTCGCCGCATCCCTCGGAGCCGCGACCAGCGCGGCAAACGCTTTTAAAGATTCTCTCGCGGAAGTCTCGACGCTGCTTGACGACGTACCCGGGCAAATGTCCCTCATTTCGGAAGAGGCCAAACGCCAAGCGGTTCAATTCGGATCGCTACCGACCGCGCAAGCTCAAGCGTTCTATCAAATTATTTCGGCCGGAGCGGAAAACGCCGCCGAAGCCACCTCCATTCTAACCGCCGCCAACCGTCTAGCGGTCGGGGGCGTGACAGACGTCGTCACCGCCGTTAAGGGCATAACCGCCGTTATGGACTCGTACGGGGCGAAAGCGGGTTCGGTTTCCGACATTTCCGATGCTTTTTTCGTCGCCATGCGGCGAGGAAAAACGAACGTTGGCCAGTTGGCGCGCGAAATGGGCAAGGTGGCGAACTTGGCCGAGGCGGGCGGGGTTTCTGTGAATGCACTTTTTGCCGCTCTAGCTACGTTAACTAAAACGATGCCGAGCACGTCCGAGGCAGCGACCGGACTGCGGGCGGTACTTGCGGCAATTATAAAACCGACAGGCGAGGCGATAACGGAAATGACGCGGCTGAATAAAGAAAGCCGGGACTTACAGATTAATTTTAGCGCGGCGGGTTTGCAAAAACGCGGATTGGCTGACTTTTTAGAGGATTTAAAGACGATTACAGGGCAGAACGTCGAAACGCTCGGAAAATTATTCGGCGGGGTGGAGGCGCTCACTCCAGTTTTGGCGCTGACAGGGTCGGGGGCTGCCGTTTTCGCGGATATTTTAAGCGATGTGGATAGAAAACTTGGCGAGACCGATACCGCATTCAGGAAAATTGCCGAATCTCCGGGGTTCGCGACCCGACAATTTAAAGCTCTCGTAACAGTTATCGGTATTGAATTCGGCGACGCCGTCAGCAACGTTCTGTTGCCCGCGACCCGTTTTATAATCGATAATTTCGAGGATATAGCCAAGGCCGCGACCGTTGCCGGGGTTGCGATGGCGGCCGCTTTCGGGCCGCAAATCATCGCGCTCATAGGGACTCAATTTGTAACGGCAATAGGTCTGGCAACTACCGGAGTTAGACTGTTCACCGCCGCCATAGCCGCCAATCCTCTCGGCGCGATTGCCGTCGCAGTCACGGCGGCGGTTAGCGCCCTGGTAGTTTTCAGCGATGAAATAGAAGTTATTAAAGATGGAGCCGTCACGCTCCGCGATGTTTTCGTCACTGTCTGGAACGGCATAACCGACATTTTGGGCGACGCGGTCGGCTTTTGGGTCGACCTGTTTAGCCGGGCGTCCGCGGCGATCGCCGACTCCGTTTTCGGCTGGATCGAGCCTGTAAATTTGACTATGCCGGATATAGGAGACGCGGTTAAGAGCGGTCTGAACGTCGTTATCGGGCTGTTTGCTGGAACGATAAACACAATTGAAGAAAATTGGCGGTTGATAGTTCCGGCGGTTGGTTCGGTGATGGTTAAAGTCACTAATGCCGTAGTATCTACGACCGAAGCCTTGATAAACCGGGTTGTGAACGCTTCCGCCGATTTTCTAGAAACTGTTTCAACAAATACGATACGTGGGATAAACTTTCTTATCTCTCAAGCTAATCGATTACCGCTTTTGGATTTCGACCTATTAATCGAGCCGGAATTTCGGGAAAACGACTTTACCTTCGCCTTGGGGCGCGTCGAGGATCATTTCGAGGGTACGGCGACTAGGATCGCAAACAATACGCAAAAATTATGGAGCGACGCGCTATCGACCGACTTTATCGGTGATTTCGTCAGAGATTTTGAAGGCGCCGTGAGAAAAACCGCGACGATTAGACAATCGGCGAAACTTCCGACTCCGCAGACGCCGGGCGCGCCTGTACAGGCGGGTACAGGCGCTGAGAATTTGGCAGACTTAACCGCCGATCAGATCGCGACGGCTCAACAGCTTATTGACGATTTTATAGCCATGAGCAACGAACAGTTTGAAACCTCGTTTGCGGGAGGATACGCCACGCAGCTTGAAAGCATGGTCGAGGCCACAAGGTCGGCGGCTTTCGCGATGGGCGTCGCCTTCGCCGAGGTTTTCGGGCCGGGCGGAAGTCTCCAGCGTGGGCTCGCCGATTCAGCCGCCAGAGCGATTGTTTTCGGCGACGACCTCGGGCAATCCATAACTAATCTAAGCAAGCGTATAGCGGCCGATTTAATAGCGAAGTTTATTGAAACTCAGTTAGCTATGGCGACGGTTGGAAACGCCGCCCGTTCAGCCGAGGCCGTAGCCCAGGCCGCGACGCTCGCAACCAACCGTGCGCTAACCGCCGACGCTCTAGCCTCCCAAGCGGCGCTTGCGGCGGGCGCGGCTACCAGCGGCGCGGCCATAAACGCGGCGTACACGCCCGCCTCCATAACGGCTTCGATTGCAACTTCCGGCGGCGCGGCTACGACCGCGACCACCGCCTACACAACCTCCTATGCCGCAATGAAGGCCGTTGCGGCGTCCGGTTCCGTTCCGGCGTTCGCCCAGGGCGGGGCTTTCACGAATCGAATTGTGGATAAGCCGACCGCTTTTCCACTGGGGGTTATGGGAGAGGCCGGGCCGGAGGCTATTCTCCCGTTGTCGCGAAATTCACGGGGTCAGCTCGGAGTCGTGGCGGCTCAAACCTCCACGCCGTCCGGCCCGGTAACTTTCGCGCCGGTGGTGAGAATAAATATCGATAGAGTTCAGGGGGCAAACCAGGAAGTCGGCGCGGAAATATCGCGCCAGGTAAACCGGGAGTTGGAAGGGGCTTTCAATAAATTTTTGAGCAAAGAACAGCGGCCCGGAGGCCGCTTGAATAGGCAGCGGGTTGTTTAGATTTTAATATTCAGATCGGTTTGAGCGGCTTTTATCCGGTTGCGTGCGGATTCCAGGTTGTCGAGCGAAATGTTCAGCAGCTTCCCGTCGTGACGTATGGATTTGATTAGCTGCTCGGCGGCGTCTCGAATATCTCTTAAAATACCTACGCGTCTTTTAAAATCTTCCATCTCGGCGGTTTGATCTTTTAGAATTTCCTCGCTTGCGGAGTGGGGAATTCCGCCGGGAATTTCGGCCTTTCCGCAGTGACCGATTCCGGAGCCGTACTGTTTCGAGTAGCGGAGACCGTCCGCCGTAAATTGAGTTTTAGTTACATGCTCCACGGCGCGGGATATCAGAAACTTGCGACCGCGCAGGCTGTACGGGCTGCTCACTACAATAGGAGTCAGAACGGTATCGCCGATTTTTAAATTTTCGAATTTAGACATTTTTACCTTTAAATTATTATGGCCGATCCTCTACCTGCCGTAGCGCCCAGCTACGGATCGAACGGAGTCACGGAATTCGGAGTTTTGGAGGCCGATTTCGGAGACGGCTACAGTCAAAGAGCCGCCGACGGTCTCAACTCCAAGAAAATAAACTGGTCGCTAACATGGGAGAACCGCCCGGACGCCGATATCGCTTCGCTTTACGATTTCCTAATCGACAAGCTCGGCTATATCGCGTTCCTGTGGACGGCTCCGGACGAATCGGCCGAACGGAAATGGATCGCCAGAAGCCTGACCAAAACGCCGGTGGCGTCCGGGTTTTCTACTCTGCGAACCGAGTTTGAGGAAGTTTTCGATCTTTAGCCCCCTATTTCTGATACAGGAACATAGGTTCCGGTTAAGTGAACCGCGAAGTATTTCCTAGACTCCCGCAGCTCGATTTGCTTATCTACGGCCTCGTGGATGTCGAAAGTCTCCATAACTACCTCCGACTCTTGACAATTTGGCGTTTTGTACGCTCGTACTGAAAATTTAGCTTTCTTTTTAGGTTTCATTTTTAAACTCTAGATATTCTATTTCGGTCAACTCGTTACATTCAATAAGGCAATCGAAACTCGTTTTAGTTAGACGCGCAACCTCTTCTAGCGCGACGTCTCGATCCACCGTGTCTAGTGAGTGGGTTTTCGCGTATTCATGGGAACTATAGTAAACGCTGTACATTATCCTTTCCATTTCGGTTTCTCCTGTAATTAATTTAGGTTTCGTTTATCGACTAGTGTAAATATAGTATTTCAAACCAGAACATTACTGTCAATAAAAATAGTTAAAAAAGATTAAATGACGGATTTAAATTTAAAAGAAACTCAGCAGGGTTTTAGCCCTGGGAGGATGGTCGTTCTCTTCGAGCTGGATTTAACCTCCAGAGGCGGCCCGCTCCTACGATTCACCTCCTCGGCTTTCGAGTCGTCGGCGATCGTTTTCGACGGAAATACCTACACGCCGATAAATTGCGAGGCGACCGGATTCGACGCCGACTCCGACGGGGCTTTACCGTCTCCCGAGCTGAAAGTAAGCAATGTGGAATTCACATACCAAGCTTTGCTTTACGGGTTCGACGATTTGCTTGGAGCTCCGTTCCGTAGAATACGGACTTTCCGGCAATTCCTGGACGACGGAGCCGACCCCGACCCGCAAGCCCGATTCCCGGACGACGTGTTTGTCGTCAATCGTAAAACGGAGCAAAATAAAATTCAAATCAGTTGGGAGTTGAGGTCTGTTCTAGACAACGAAAATTCGTTTCTGCCAGGTAGACAGATTTTAAAAACTAGCTGCTCCCACATTTACAGAACGTGGACGGGCGCGGCGTTCGACTATGCATCGGCTACATGCCCATACGCCGGCGCAAGCTACTTCAATACCTCGGACGTACCCGAAACTTTGCCTGAGAATGATCGTTGCGGAAAGCGCCTAGCAAGCTGCCGGGCGCGGTTCGGAGAAAACGCGGAATTGCCTTTCGCGGGCTTTCCGGGGGTTTCTAAGTTGAGTCGTTAAATATACCAGCCTTTAATCTTAGGCAATTAAAGATAATACGATAGGCACTACCGCGATTCCTGCGCAAATGAGCACCCCGGACGCTAGCATCCCAAGAAATAGCGGTATAGAAAAGCCGCCATATTGAATAAAGTCGGTAGCCGTATGAATTAGCATTACACTCCCGGATACAAACCCGCATACAAAAAGCGAAGCCCCAGCAAGGGCGCATAGGATTTTCATTAACATATTCTTTTAAACCTCCGTTTTTCCCTCCGGCTCGCGCCACACCCTGACGCCGCCTTTAACGTTCCTGGTCACGATTTTATATCTGTGAGCGTGACGGCTACGGCGGAAGGTCGCTCCGGCTCTATTTCGGGCTATTTGATTTCCGGCCGGAGAGTTGTCCGTCGGTATTAGAAACGAGTCTCCGGGCCGCAGTTCGGCGAACGGATAGACGTCCCTATGACCTAGCGGGTTGCCCTGATGTTTGCGGGGTGGGATAGGGATGTTTTTATCTATTTTGTACATAGTATTTTTATTATCCAAAAAGTTTTACGAAAGTTAGTCTGTTTAGAATGCCCTCGGCTTTACGCCGCAAGTCGAGAAGATCGTCGCGGCACGGTTCGAGAATCGATTCCAAGGTCTCTTTTATCGACGTCCCGATGTCGTCCAACTCCACGTTCATGGTAGTCTGCATCGAGAGACATTGTTCGATAAGTTCGGATTTCGTAAGTTTTTTAAGCTCCTTCTCCGTCATCTCTTCCGGCCTTTCTTCCGGGCGGTACTTCTCCCAGTCGTCGGACGCCGAATCCAGTTCGTCTACGAGGCTTTCAAGCTTGTTCCATACCTGGAGCTGCAATTCGGTTTTCGCTAAATCCCATTCGATTTTAAAGTCGTTCATGTTCGGTTTCTACCAAAAGGAGTCGTAACATATTTGCTTGTAAATCGTAAATTACCGACGGAAGCGGGGGACATCGGTGCGGAACGGTACCGTGGTATGTATTTCGGTAGAAGGTCTATAAAATTGGGCGTCGGACGATTCGACCAACTGTAGAGTTCGGGGTTTTTTTCGTCTATAGAATGGCATTGGACTTTCCAGTTTAAATATGCGCGATTTTTGGCAATATCGTTGAATTCCAGCCAACCTTTAATCTCCCTGGGGCCGTCGAAACCCCTGGCGAATATCGCCGGGGGCGGCGTCCAGGGAGCCGCTTTCCATTTCGGAGCGTTCGTTTTCTTCGCAAGCTGCAAACACGCCACGACGATTTTGAACGATTTTAGGACTTTGGTTTTTTCATACGCTCGGCTATACTCGGATTGCAGCGCTTGGGCGTACTCATATAGCCATTCCGCATTCGCGTAGCTCTCGGATAGCCACCTAATGTAGTCCGAGGCCCACTTAACGGGCTTGTACGGCGCGACGAATCCGCGCGATTGCAGGAATGTGGACTTTATCCGAGCGATGCATTTCAGCACCGGCGCGAGATACATATCCGGTAGATTGCCGGCGCAAACCGCCGGATTTTTATCCGTAAAGAATAAATTTCCCATAATTAAAACTCCTATGCTTATGGTGGACGCCGGAGTAATCCGGCTTAGAGTTACGGTCTACATGCTCCATACTTCGAAATCGTCGGTTTTTAAATTCAACGCTTGCTTTATCGCCGCCCGACACGCTTCGGAGTCTCTATAAATTTCGCTATCAGCCATATCAACCTGAATTAATAGAAAGCCTACAGGTTCGCCAGTTTGTTTTTTAACAGCCTTGATGCTAATCTCCAAAACGTTTTTACTTTTAAAATTAGGTTTTGAGGTTGAATAGAAAACAGCTTGATTACATTCGCTCAACTCGTACCGAGCGCGGTAAAAATTACAGTCATATTCTGGGTATTTTTCTAATTTCATTCTCGCTTCTCCTATAATTAATTTAGGTTTAATCAGTTAATGTAAGCTTAGTATCTCGAATTAAATAAATACTGTCAAGAAAAATAGTTAATGTTTATAAATAAAGTCGCAATCAAGCAAATAAAAGACTGGTTCCTCCAGCATCCGACAGAGGAGAGCTGCGGGATAATTTTAAAAGACTCAGGGCTATTTGTCCCATGTAGAAACGTTTTGTCCAAAGAAGGCCGGAAAACCGGGTTCCAGATCGAAGCCGCGAAACTCTGTAAATACGCCGGGAGAATCGGAGCGGTCGCGCATAGCCACATTGGCGGGCCGGACTACCCGTCCGTATTCGACCAAGAGAGGCAGATAGAGACCGCCGCTCCCTGGATAATCGGGGTTGTGAATAGCGGTCGGGTCTCCGACATGTTTCAGTTCGGAAACGGCGAAAGTCTCGACAGCGCGCCTTTCCGCCACGCCGTCAGCGATTGCTACGAACTAGTAAGAAATTGGTATGCCGGGCGGGAGGTAAAACTCCCGCCGATTGTCCGAGAATGGGAGTGGTGGAAGTCCGAGGGTATCCTCGAGAGCGGTTTCTCCAATGCGGGATTCTATAAGTTCGATCCGGGTAAGGAGGAGCCTGGAGTCGGGGATTTAGCCGTAATCGGCGTAAAATCGGACGTTCCGCACCATTGCGCGATCTATGTCGGCAACGGCGCGATATATCATCATCCGGGCGGCGCGGCCCCGTTCGACCCGACTCGATACCCACGGGAGGAAAATATTTCGCGCTGGAGAAAACATATTAAATTTTGGTTGCGCCATAGAGACTTAAAAATTATTTAATAGTTGCCGTTTCAAGAGCTTCGATGTCTCTTAGAACTTTTTGAGACATAATTTTACCGGCTTCCATTTTTTTTAATTTTCTTTTTTTCATATTTATTTCATCCTCCAACATTACTCCCGCATTGCGCTGGATCAATTCTTTGTTTGTAACTTCCGTTACGTCTTTAGACAAGATTTCCCTATATGTGTTGTCGAAAAATTTTTCAGCTTTATCAATCCATGTTTTTAGTATTTCAAGATGTTTTTCAGTTTGCACTATCTCTTGAGTTCTCATTTTCATAATACTCCATGCTGTTCTTAAAGATTCAGATAAATATTCTCTAACTTTTCCGCCAAAATTTTTCATCGCCTTTCTTGCAATGTCCCAGGCTTTTTTCATTAATTTTGATTTGTTAATTTTCATCTGAATCCTTCGTTTTAAAGTTTAGGTTTTGTTGCTTTGTTGAATACCATTATATACGACAGGTAAATACTGTCAAGAAAAATAGTTAAAAAAGATTAAATTAATTTTACTTTTTCCGGTCGCGCTGATAGACTGAGATTAAATCTTGTAAAATATAAATCTAATAGCTGTGGGATTGGCGTATGATTTCGGTAAAACTGACGGGTAAATTAAAAGAAAAATACGGCGGGTGGTTCGAGTTCGACACGTCGACGGTTTTTGGAGTTCTGTCGGCGCTGTCGGCTCAATTGCCCGGCTTCACGGCCGATTTCAGAAATGGAAAATACGACGTAGTCAGAAAGCGCGGAGGCGTTGAAAAAACGGTCGAAACTTCGGACGATTGGCGGTTTAAACTAAGCGAATCGGATTCAATAACCATCGTCCCGAGAATCGCCGGGAGCGCGGGAGGGGCATTTATCCTCTTCACCCTGGCCGCGTCCTATGCGCTCGGAAAAATATTCGCGCCGGAAATAGTCCCCCTGGACTACCCGACGGAACCGCCGTCCAGTCCGTCGTTTCTCTACAACGGCGCGACGAACATCGCCGCCCAGGGGGTGTGCGTTCCGCTCGTTTACGGGCGGATGCGGGCGGGCTCGGTCGTAGTTTCCGAAAGCGTAACGTCGATACGGGTTCCGCCGGAAGCGGCCGACCCCGGCGGCGTAGGCTTCGGGATTTGGAAAGGGACGGTAGACACAAGGCGGACTGTGGACGTGGTTTCCGAGGGCGAAATCGTCGGCCTCGTAGACGACAGCCCCGCTTCGATATATTTGAACGATACTCCGCTCATAGGCCCAACGACGACTTATAGCTCCAACGCCGTAGCGGTTTTGGTCGGCAACATCTACGAGCTGCCGGCCGGACACGGTCAAACGTATTCGGAGGAGCAATTCATTACCGTTTCCGGGTTCACGAACGCCGAAAATAATGGACTAAAACGGATTAAAACGGTAGATGGCGACGAGTTAACAGTCTACGAGGAGCTCACGCCGGAAGCCGCCGGGCCGTCCGTTTCGATTCTGGCGTATCAATATAATTTCGAGAACGTCGTTTGGTCTGAGCGCGTCGGGGCCTCCAGCCAAGAACACATCCCCGGATTTCCTCAAACCGAACAGACGACCGCCGTCGGCGCGGAGATAGTTTTCGGGACTCCAGTTGTGCGGACAATCACCGGCGCCGATTTCGACGCGATTTTGGTCACGATTAAATTTCCTCAAGGATTCTATAGGATACCTGATTGGGGCGGCGTCAGCGCGATGTGGGTTCGGCTGAAAATGGAAGTCCAACCGTTCGGCGGTTCCTACGAAACCCTGGTCGACCTGGATATTGTCGGGGCGGTAAGATCGCCGCTGAAAATAGATTTTCGGCTGGAGCTTCCGAAACCGGCGCCTTCATGGGATGTACGGATAACTAAATTTAGATGGGTTCCGCAGGAAGCAACATTTTGGGAAGATACCGTGAATTGGGATTCGTACACTTCGATAATCGACGCCAAGTTTACATACCCCGACACGGCGCTATATGCGATGTCGTTGAACGCCAAAGACTTTGCAGGGGTTCCGAAACGATCTTTCGAGATAAAAGGCGTCAAAGTTCAAATTCCGATCAACTACGATCCGATAACCCGCGAATATACCGGTTTGTGGAATGGGCTTTTCAAGACGGAATGGACTGACAATCCGGCCTGGATTCTGTATGATTTGCTAGTCTCGAAACGCTACGGCCTAGGACGGGCGATCTCGGCCGACCAGATCGACAAATTTGGATTATACGAGATAGCTCAATTCAACGACGGGCGCGTAAATTCCGGCTTTGGGTTCAGCTCCGACGACATTGAAGTCCTGGCGGGCAATATTTACGAGCTACCGACTGGGCACAACCAGACATATGAGGTTGATCAAATTTTATTCGTCGAGGGATTTTCCAACGCCGCCAACAACGGATTGAAAACCGTCGCGGCGTTCTCAGGCGATCAGATCACGGTCTCGGAGACGCTCGCGGTCGAGGCGGCCGGCAATTCGGTTTCGATAAACGAGACGGAGCCGCGCTACACTTTTAATGGGGTTTTAGGAAAAAGAGAGGACACCTATCAGGTTTTAAATTCCGTAGCGTCGAATTTCAGATGCGCTATTTTTTGGGGCGCGGACGGTTCGGTTAGTTTCTCCCAAGAAAAAGACGAAAAAACTTTCGTCAAGCTCGTCTCCCCCGCCAACGTAATCGACGGCCTCTTCACATACTCCGGCGCTCAACTTTCCGAGCGGCATTCAGTCGCCCTGGTCGGCTGGAACGACCCGGAGAACAACTACGAGCAAGCCGTCGAAGTCGTGGAGGACGAGGACTTAATTCAAGAGTTCGGCTGGAAGCCGACGGATATTGCCGCTTTCGCATGCACGAGCAGAGGTCAGGCGTACAGACACGGACGGTACACTCTTCTAACTGAACGCTACGAGTCGGAGCGGGTTTCCTATCGCGCCGCGTTGGATCATGCGGACGTAAGGCCGGGCGAGATTGTCGCGATTGCCGATCCCGCGTATGCCGGGGTTAGATTCGGCGGCAGAGTGGCCGAAAGGACTCTAACCTCCATAACAATCGACGCCGCTATCGAGCTTGAGGCCGGGGAGACCTACGAGCTATCCGCGATATTGCCGGACGGCTCTATCGAAACCCGGGACGTTACCAATTCCGCTGGGCCGGATCAAACCGTCATGAACTTAAGTTCCGCGCTTTCGGCTTTGCCCGTCCTCGGCTCAATGTGGATTATCAACGCCTCGAACGTTTCGCCTAGAGAGTTTACAGTAGTTTCGGTACGGGAGATTGAAAAGAATATTTTCGAGATTGCCGGAAAATTTCGACTTCCGGGAAAGTTCGCCGCGATTGAATCCGGCTACAAACTGGAGCGGGATAGCTATAGCGTTTTCAATTTCGATCCGTCCGATCTGCCGACGGTTGAAAATATCACGGTCGAAGAGTATACTTATTTGGACGGAGGCTCGATCCTCTCCGGCGCCCGGATAAGTTGGGACATACCTGCCGACCCGAACCAAGCCGCAAGAGTTGGATTCTACGATTTTCAATACCTCCACCCCGACTCGGACGGATTTTTGCCCTGGTCGACGACTACCGAGCCGGAAACGGATTTGAGACCGATTCAAGCGGGCGTTTATAAATTGCGGGTCAGAGTGCTCAGTCCGGCCAACGCCGCAGGCCCTTGGACGACGGTGACGGTCGATATTCTAGGACTGAAAGCCCCGCCCGCCGACGTTGAAAATTTTTCCGTTCAGATTACCGGAGCTACCGCGCTTCTGACATGGTCTCCGGTTCCGGATTTGGATTTGTCGCATTATAAAATTAGATACTCGACCGCCACGAGCGGCGCGACCTGGGCGGCGTCTACGGATTTCGCGACGAACGTTACCGGTAATCAGATTTCTCTCCCGGCCAGAGTGGGAACTTTTCTTATAAAAGCGGTCGACGTTTTCGGAATCGAGAGCGTCAACGCGGCGCTAGTTGTGTCCACAATAGCCGGACTTCTCAGTTTTAACGTTGTTGAAAATCTAGTCGAGGCGCCCGATTACCTTGGGACGAAAGTGAACGTTTTCGCCATCGGCGGCGTTTTGCAGCTCGACGGCGTCGGAGTTATGGCCGATTGGACAACCTTGGCCGAGGTAGACGCGTTGACGGAAGGCGCCCTGAGCGAGGGAGAATACTATTTCGCTGCAAACCCCGTAGACCTGGGCGCAGTTTTCACTTCCAGGTTGACAGCTACTTTCGGAGCTTCCGGCTACAATCGAGAGACAATGACGGCCGTTGCGGACGGCTGGGAAGTCGCTCTACAAGTTAGATATACCGAAGGCGACCCGACTGGATCGCCGACATGGTCAGAGTGGCTGGACTTTACAGCCGGAGACTACACAGCTAGGGGTTTTGAATTTAGAATGAAATTATTTAGTCTGGAAGACAACGTAACGCCTTTAGTTACCGACTTAGCTGTCGTCGTCGATATGCCCGATAGGGTTGTCGGGGAGACCGATCTAGTTTGCCCGACGGCGGGTTTGCAGGTCGACTATAGCCCGGCTTTCAAGGCGCGTCCGGCTTTGGCGGTCGACTCTCAGGATTTGGCGACGGGAGACTATAAAGAACTCACGAATCAGGACGAGACTGGATTTTTCGTTCAATTTTTCAATTCCGGCGGTACGCCGGTTTCAAGAACTTTCGACTATTTAGCGAAAGGATACGGAGCTTAATATGACTCAATACGAATTGCCCGCGCCGATCAACCCGCTAACGACCAGCGGGTCGACTCTGGCGGATATTTTATCCGGCGCCGCGAAATGGCGCGACGCGCTGGAAAGTCTCCATAAGGGGGCAAGCCGCCCGGTATACGCCCAAGGCGGCATGTTGTGGATAGACGACAGCGCGGCAACGGCCTGGAAACTCTATGTATACGACGGCGCTCAGGATATTTTTATCGGAGAACTAGATTTAACGACCGGTGAGCTCGTTTCCGAATTCGCGGAAAGATTCGGCCGGTTCAACCTGTTGCGCTGGACGACTACGAACCCGCAATTTGGAACCGACAACATTTTCGCGGCGATATACGATCCGGCGAGCGGGAACTTAATTTGCGTCGGTCAGGGAGTCGGGCCGGCCCCCGGATCGTACAGCGCCGACGGTATAACCTGGACGGCCATAGCCGCCGGGCAGCTCGGCGGTACGGGGGCCGCGAATTACGGTCTGGCTCTGTCTCCTACGTTGGGGACGCAAGGCCGAATAGTATCGGTCGGTACGTACACGGGAACCGTCAACGGTCGATACAGCGACAACGGCGGCGTAGCTTGGACGGCCATAGCGTCCGGGCAACTAAACCAATCCGTTTTGTGGGGTGCGGCATGGTCGCCTACCCTGAACCTGTTTGTCGCTGTCGGCGCGCCTGACGGCGTGGTGTTAACGAACAGCTATACAAGCTCCAACGGCATAGCTTGGAGCGCGATACCTTTTCCAGTGACGGGGCAAGGGACGCTGTATGCGGCGGCTTGGTGCGGCGATCGTTTCGTAATCGGCGGCAATGGTAACGCCGGCGGCCAAGACATATTTTACAGCACGGACGGCGTCAACTGGACGCCGGTTGTGGCGATAGCGACGGCGTCGTTGGCGTACTCTCCCAAACTCGGTATCATTGTCGCCGGTACTTTTACAAGCGGAACAATTCAGTATTCGACCGACGGCGGCGCGAACTGGACTTCGGTTATAATTTCCGGTATAACCGGAACTATCTCGGCGGCGGCATGGCTACCAAAATTTTCTCATTTTATAATTGGATCGCTGGCGGGAGCCGGGCAAATAGCGATCTCCCCGGATGGCGTAAATTGGGAAGTCGTCAACGGTTCGGGTTTGACAAGCAGCGTCCTGGCGGCGGCGGAGCACACTTCTTTAGAGCGCGCGATAGTCGCCGGATTCGGAGGAGCGCTAAGTCATACGCCCTAAACCTTCTAACTGGTAAACAGATGATCACATACCACAAAAATGAATACGTCGCGACCTCGGAACAGCTCGACGCCCTGGTCGCCTCTTGCGCCGGAGTTCCGGTCAAGGGCGGGACTTGCATCCCTGTCGTAAGCCCGAAAATATTGGAGATATACAACGGCGGCGACATTCTACCGTATGAATTCTCGGAGGAAACCCTCGACGCCTACAAAGCCCGAATTAGGGCCCAGGCGATAGCGGACTTGGATGCCGGAATAACCCAGCCCTACATCGACGATCCGCAACTTTGGCTTGAGGCTATTCTCCGGCCAATGCGGAAGGAACACTTTATGCAATACGATTACC